ATGGCGTATGATTTTATAAAAATAAATTCTGAGATTGTTGCTATGAGAAACTTAGGTTACACTAAAGCAACTAGGGAAGCACAAGAAGCTGAACAGAAACTTAGAAGTTTAGGTATACCTGTAGAACAATTTGCAGAGATGATGTATCAAGTAGATCTCTATGGTCCAGATACATTAAACAATGACCCTAAGAAGATTCAAATGTGGGAAACTACAATGAAGGAAGCTACGTTTAATTTTATTAATCAAGCTATCCCACTTCCAGGAGCCGCTAACAGACCTTTAATCTATCAAGATCCAAGGTTCGCTTTGTTTACGCAGTTTCAAGGATTCATATCTACATTCACAGCCAATCAAATACCTCGTATGTGGAATGATTATATTAAACGTGGTACACCAACCATGAGATACAATACATTTGTTCTTATGTCTACTATGATTGCTATGGGTTTCTTAACACAGGCAATGAAAGATGCTATTAAATTTGAAGATGATGATGACGAAGGTACATTAGGTAATCCATATCTAGATACACCAGAATATATTAGGCGTGGTGTTATGTCTTCAGGACTCTTAGGAACAAGCGAAAGAATTGTAGATTTATTTGCACCTATCTATGGACAAAGATCCAGTGGTATGGGAGATTGGATTTACAATCAAGCGGCTGGCGAAAGTCCAACACTAGGTTACGTTGGTAGGCTAGGCGATGCCGCATTGAATGTTGCTAAAGGTGACTTTGAAAAAGCAATATACCAAGGGTTAAAATCAGCCCCAGGAGTTGCACCATTTACAGATACAAACAAAAGCATAGCTAGTTTTGTAACTGGTGGTGGTTGGAACTACAAAGATAACGAGGAGAACTAGTAATGGCAATAGAATATGCACGTAACTTATCAGCAGTTGAAAACAAAGACAATAAATTAGATGTAGGTCTTATAGAGACAGCTGGTTCAGGTAAAAGATTACTAGCAGAAGCTTCTCAAATAATTCCTGGAAGTGCTGCAACTGTTGAAGGTCCACAACGTTCTTTTGCAACTGTAGCACAAGATCGTATTGAAGAAATTCAAGATTCAGATCTTACAGATGCTCAAATAGAACAAGCAAATTTAGAAGCTGGAGAAATAGAAAGCATACGTGTGGCACAAAGTGGTTTATCTGAAAATTCAAATTATGATTATCAAGAAAACATTACAAAGCCAAATTTTAAAAACGTAGATACCGATGGTGGTATACTTAGCAGGGCTACTATGTTTGCTAACGCTACAACTAAAGGAAACTTTGGATTAAATTTAGCTATTGATAATAATCTTTCTGGTATAGCTCCAGAATCTAGAGCTTCTATTAAAAATTTTAAAGGTCCAGATTTAACTACAGGATTTCGTTCTGTTTTTGATGGACAAAAAGCTAATGTCCTTCAAGCAATAAGTGCTGCGGATGGTGTTGTAATGTCTGAAGGAACAGGGTCTGGTAAGATAAATATATCTGTTCCTAATCCTGTTTACTCACAAGTTATGAGTGCTGCAACAGAACACGTTCTTATGAATTCTTTTGCTGGAACAAATGCTGAAGTTGATCCTTATAAAGAATTTATAGAATCAAAATCAAGTTTACTTCCTAAGAATAAAAAAGCACAATCTATGCAACTAAAAGAAGTAAGCGATGAAACTAATAATGCACAACTAGGTCAACTTATTCATCTAACTTATTTAAGACTGTTGAGAGATAGACTTCTAAATGAAAATGGAGATAGGATACGTAGTGATCCTAAATATCAACAGCTTAGTTTGGATTCTCCTAACCCACTTACACTTGAAGAATCTGAAGTTTTAGGTAAAGCAGCTAAAGAAATTTGGACAGATAATAATAGAGATCTTGTTGATAAAATAAAAGTAAAAACAGGTGTTGGTCCAAAGACACAAAATAAATATATATTAACTCCTAGAGGTGAGAATGTATTATCTCAAGGGCAAAAAGCACGTTCTTTATTGTTCCCTTCTACAGTAGTTAAACCATTAAGATCTCCCAATGGTTTTTCTAATACTGATATGGGTAAGAATAAACTTAAAAAAATTCAAGGTAAATCTATTGGACAAAAAGCAGGAAGTGAAATAGATCAAGCAATAGAAAACTTAGAGAGTGTAGGTAGCAGGGTTAATAGTCGTAGGGCTAAAATAGCTTTGAGTACTTTGCTTCCTATATTAGCTTCTAATGTAGACTCTCCTCGTAGTTGGGTAGATGAGATGTATAATATTGGTAATCAAAAACTAGATATGTTTAACGCTTCTAAAAAATTAGAAGAAATAAAAATGGCTAGTGGTGAGATTGATACCCTACCATTAGATAAACGCTATAAACCTTTAGAAGAACTTGAAGGATTAAGAAATAAATTAGCTCAAGAACTTAGAGCTTTAGCTGAAGTCCGTGAAGGAGTTTTCTATTCAACTTATGCTATTCAAGGATTCCAAGGACGATTAACTCCTCAACAAACATATGTTAATTCTACTACATCAAAGCTTGTTAGGTTTGTAACTAGCGCAGTGTTACCTGCATTTGTAAAGCGTGGTAACAGGCAAGATTCAAATTTACGTCAGATGTATGCTAAAGCATTATTAACAAACACAGAAGGTAAAAACATTGGTGATCCATTATTACCCGATGCAAGAGAATCTCTTCTTAAAAAAGATACAGGTACTTTATACAGTAGGGGTAAACGTTTAAGGCAAGCTTTAGAAATGACAGATGCTGAGTATGAAGCAATCTCTCAAGCTATGGTAGATAAGATACCTATAAACTCTTCTAATTTTCCTAAGTTTGGAGGGTTAAATTTAGACCCAGTTGCTGATGAAGATTTAATATCTATTATAAATAAACAGGGGGAAGATGGTGCAGCATTTATAGACGCATCAATAGACTTTGCAAATTATATAGATCATTTTAACAGTGACACCACTAAACCATTTGAGTCTTATCTTAATGCGTACATGGATGGTAAAACTAATGGACCTGCAACTCAAGGTATGCAAATGGGAGATGAAAGAGTAGCGTATAAAACAGGAGTTTTAAGGAAGTCAGAAAACAAAACCCAATTACTAGATAATGGGGATCTTAGAAATGAACTTATGGATCATGCTAAAAGAAATATTTTACAAAATCCATTTACAATATCTGAAGACAATCCTGAATGGCTCAATGCTATTGAAACTGTAGCCTCTGAACTTTACAATGATAAAGATTTAGCTAAAATAGTTATAATGACTTACGGGTATGGTAAAGAACTTGGTGGTAGTTTTGCTGCTACTTTTAGAGAGTTAGTTGAATTAAAAAGAGCAACTGCTGAAAGAGAATCAAAAGAATTTCGTGGAGAATCTTCTGATGAGTTTACATTATTAAGAGCTATTAGAGTTCTTGATGCTAATGATATGAAACAATCTCTAAAACTAATGAGGAAAAAATATGAAGAATCTTTAGAGGATTTAATGTCAGAATTAGGTATAGAAAGTAGGTCATTAATGAGGGCTGTGGCTGGAGCGACAGCTGTTATGGATGTTTCTTTTCAATTTGAACTTCCAAATGGCATGACATCTTTTATAGGTAAGTCAGTGTCTGATGGATATGATAACAAGTATCAGTACTCTATACAACGTGGTCAACAATATGATCTTGGGCTTGAAGAAAAACTTAAAACAGCTATAGAAAATAATAATCAATCACAGATAGATGATATTCAACGTAGAATAGCTAATGAAAAGAATAGAGTTCTTGGAAAAAGAGATACTACTATGGTTTATGCGTGGAAAAATAGAGAAACTGGTTCAGCTTATAGAGATCGTGATGGTCAATTAATCCCAGGAGATTGGGCTTACGGAGGAGCACCTGTTGTTCCTATACAAGCTGTGGATGCTGCCACTGTTACAAAAAGTGTTACTGGAAAATCTTGGCAATCTTTAATGAAAGCATCTCAAGGATACCCTTTCATACATACAATCTATGATGCATTTAAAGTGGATGCTAACGGATATGATGTTGTTCTTAGAGAAGTTAATACTAACTGGATGAAGATTAATAATGATTGGAATTATTTAGAAGAAGCTTTAAAATCTTTAGAGAAATCTGAAGCTGAGTTTAAAGAGATGACTAAAGACATGAAAGATTCTGATGTTCTTAGCCCAAGTCAAAGTGCTTACATGAATTGGATGTTAACTCTACAAGATCCTGTAGCTAATGATGAAGCTAATCTGTCAGATGAAGAAATAAAAGCATTGGAAAAATTAAGTAAAGATGAAGCTCCAGAAAAAGTTCTTTCTAATTTTAGAAATCGAATGATTAAATTTAATCCTAGTTTAAAATCAGACAGGGCAACTAAGTCTTATCCAATAATAGATATTGAAAAAACTTTAATTGAACGTATGCGTAGAGTTGGTTATGATGTTTTTAATCCACCAAGTCAACCTACTTTTAGACAATTAAAAGAATTTAAATCAATAGTTCAAACTAATTCGGCTATTAAAGAAAGACTTAAAAGAGCAATATATGAAACTAATAAGAAGAAAAGTGAATTGAATAAGTTAATGCGACAAGAATCAGAACTTATGTATACTGATCCTCAAGGATATACTTACCCTCTTCAATACTACACACACTAAAAAAAGAACCCCCAAGAGAACCACTATGGTTTCCTTGGGGGTTTTTAATTTTTATTTAAGCATACCTCTTTTAGCAAGAAGTGTTTTGTATTCTTTTATTTGATCTTGTTTACGTGCTTTAGCTTGTTTCTCATCTATTACATTATTAGCAAGATCTTCGGCAATACCTATGTCTATTATCCTAGGCATAAGTTCTGGAGTATAAGCCAGACTTTCATCTAAGGTTGTGTTAGTTAATGAGTTAGTGTTCCAATCATTGATGAACTCATCATCATCAACTTGCACACCCCTTAATGCTAAGTGGTTATACGATTTACGCGAAGAAGTAATCACTGTTTTCAATCTCCTTTATATCTAAGTTGCCAAGTGTGGGTTGTTCCACATCATCTTCAGCATCTGTTATGAAGTTACGTATGACTTCAAAATAATTATCACAGTCATACATACGTATGAACACTTGTTTAGTTAAGCTTAGTAGTTTATCTACATCACTTGCATGGGTACTAAAGCTATCATGTACGGCTGCAAAGCAACCATCCCAACTAGACACTACAAGAGCCATATGACTAGCATCCATAGAATGAATGTAGTTAGGTGACATACCACACACAAACCCTCTACGATCAGGCATACGTGTAGGTACTAGGGCTACGTGGGTTACTTGACCTGTCTTATTACCATAGCCTTTGATACGTCCTCTAGCTTTCCTGTCTTGCATTATCCATTTCTCATAGACAACATTGAAACCTGAAGGAGTACCCCATACTATTTTATCCACACCCTTACCATGTTTAAGGTTTGTTGTGAATTCTTTTAATTTAATAACAGTATCATTGAGTTCTATAAGATCATCATCAGTCTTGAAGTTCTTCTTCATTAACTCATCACGTTTCTGTGACAACTCTCTGTACTCCCCATTAGCTTCGTAACCATCTAGGTCTACTTTAACATGGGTTCCTAGTTGATACATAGCTAAGTCTTGCAAGTAACGCATAGTAGATAGTGGGCCAGGACATACCTTATCAATAGCTTTTATGAGAAGCTTTGATAATTTAGTGCAATCGTCCTGTGTTATCCCATACTCTGTGTGGTAGTCTTCAGACTTACAATCAAAGAACATATTCTCAGCGATCTTCTTAGAACCTGCTGAGTATGCCCTAGTCATTGAGCCACGTTTAGATATGCCTTTGCGTATACTTTTCATAGGCATACTTGCTAAGATTGATTTTAATCTGTCATCTTTACAGATGTTAATCATCTCTTTAGCAGTTTGAACATAGAAATCTTTCTGTATTTCTCCAGGAATTAGACCTACTAGATCTCCTGTTTGTTCATCTTTTGAGATAGCACCTAAGTGTTGCCATCCATTGTTACTACCATCGATAGGTATAGGCAGTGAGGTCATGTGTATCCTGTTGTCTTTGAATGCACAGTCAAACTCATACCATTCAACACAAGCAGCAAGGAAAGATACTTTCTTTTCTGCATCGTTAGAGAACTGTAGGTTCATACCTGCATCAACTATCTCTTCCATGTACTGATTAGTCCACTCAATGCGATCTTCTAGTGTCATTTTGTCAACAGATATATTATCTAATCCTTCACTTTCAAGGTGAGTTCTATAGTCTGCTGTACACCAATCAGGTATCTCATCAAGTCCATAAGACATATTGAATACGGATGCAGTGTGTATTGCTAACCACTGTAGTCCACCTTCAGTCATTGGCTTTGAATGATAAAACTTAAACAATCCCCTAGCTAAATCAGATCCTTGGAAGTTCATAAAACTTTCACAGTAATACAATCTACTTCTGTAGTCTGCATCTATATACTGATAGAACTTCTCTAGCTCTGATAACTTACGTGCTTTCTCTGATATGAAAGCCCACTCTACCATCTTACTTCTACGTTTAAGTTCTTTGGCATCGTTATCTAGTACAGGTTCTTGAGACACAAACAGATCTTTGTTAGCTACCATAGCCTCAAATACAGGAGTATTAATTTTCCATTCTGTTTGTTGCAATTTATTTATTGCTTGTACCCAAGGGGCATAGGGATCTAAGTAGTCTCCTTCTAAGCTGCCTTTAATTACTGGTCTGTTTACACCATTAATATTTTGAAACATCTTATTGATATCTTTAGGTTTCTTTGTTGTAGTTGCAGCTAATGGAAAGCTATCTCCCCTATCTGGAATGACACCAAGTTCATACCAACGAGGAGAAGCTGACACAACATGACAACTGTTTCTTGTTTTAGCATATGATAAGTCTATGAACTTTAAATTATATAAAGCTTCTATAAACAAATCACCTATAGATACCTGAGAGCCCCAAGGTAGGGGCTCCCTATCTAACTCTTTACCAACACTTTGACCTATCTTAGTAGATGCATTGGTCAATGTTGTAGTCCCTGCTGGACTAGAGCTAGTGTCTTTTGTAAATTGCATCTGTAGTATTGAGATGCTTTTAAGAACGTACTCTTCCATACGTTCACTATAGTTAACTGATAGCCTCAGTAAGAGCCCTGCAAGATGGGGTCTTCTACGTGCTGGGCTAACAGCATCTACCCTAGTTACAAGGTAGTCAACTATCTCTTGGAGTGCTGACATATATTCTCCTATGTGGTTATATAATCAAATCCTTCTTGTATTTCAACAAGTCTTGTAGTGTTAGGGTCATATGATGCAGACCCAGCATCCCCAGTTTTACCTGTGAACCTAGACTTAAGTACTCTAAATGTAACTGTGTTACGTTCATAGTCATCTTCTGCTACTAGGTTCCTAGAGAATGCAATGATATCAAATGAGATCTGTTTGATAGAACCAGACCCTTTAATGTCATCTATGGATGCAATGTTACCATCCTCAAAGGCTCTACCACCCTGTGCCTTACGCAAGTGTGAGATCAAACCTAGCCATATGTTATGTCGTTTGACTATCTTAAGTAAGTCTGACATGAACTTGTCAATAGCTTCATTGCCTGTCAGTCCATCATTACCTTCTGACACAGCAATAGTGATGTGGTCTAGTACAAGATACTTACAACCCATGAGAGCCATGTATTCTATCTTATCTACTAGGCTATCATCACCTACAGAACCTTGATGATCTAAGAGGACGAGTCTTTCATCTCCAAATACTTCATCAAAACCCTGTCTAAGCTCGTTTTCTGATGGCTGTGAATCCTCATTAAGAGGTTTCTTGATTGCCATACCGATAAACTTCTCTGCCGTGTCTCCAACGCTCTCCTCCAAACTGATAAGCCCAATCCTATCATCGGTCTTTGATAAGAGATCCAAGATAATCTCTTTGATAACAGTAGATTTACCACTACCAGTTCCAGAAGTGAATAGAGTAATCTCACCATGTCTAATCCCCTTTAGCTTTGCGTTCAAACCACTGAGGCATTTAGGGTATGGAACACATTCTACATTTTGACGTTGCATAAATTGATCCCAGATAGGTTGACCAGTAACGATACCTGATGGGTTCCAACTCTGTGCATTCCATATGCATTCTATCAGTGTCTTCCAACCATGCTTTGTTAGTGTATCATTAGCGTCATTCTCTGGTAGCTTTGCGACCTTTGCTTTTCCTGGTTTGATCATCTTACCTAGGAAGTTTGTCATCTTCTGACCAGCCTCATCTTGATCCATCATAATTATAACAGTCTTGAATGAGTTTATCCAATCCCTTTGAGCCAAAGCACAAGAGGTAGAAGAAGAAGAAGGCACACCGACAACAGAATAACTACGTCCGTATTTCTCTCTATACGCTTGGGCAACTGACATGGTGTCGATTGCACCCTCACAGATGACCAACGTAAATCCTGAAGTTGCTTGTCTTTGTCCAAATAATTCGACATTCTTAAAGTCTCCATAAGTTCTAAAGGTCTTTGGTAACTTACGTTCTTGGTAGGCTGCAATGTTACCATCAACTGTCCAAGGATAGTAGTGTGCTTCTGGTTTCCCATTCACATCTACAGACA